CAGACATATTAGAAACGACAAAAACCCACAGACGGGCAACTGCTTTAATCACGACGATTGCGCTAAAATTATCGGCAGAAGCAAAGAGCAATACGAAAAAGCGCGCGAGGTATTATTTCCGCACTTGATTGATGCCTATTTGCGCAGATTGTCGAAAGCTAGACCGATAAAAAACACTACATCTAGGGCAGAAATCTAATTTTTGTCTATATGTTGTGCAAATCCGCGAAAATGGTATAATTTATCTAGTGTTGGTTTTTGCGCTCTATGCAAAACTAGATGAGCGCTCTCATTAAAACCAATACATTCTTGGATACCCTTTTTTACCGCTTAATTGCGGTTTTTTTATGCCTGCAATTCGTGAGAGGTGCGGCTATGTTCGAATTCTCCACTAAGTCTCTGAAAAACCTTGATGGTGTTCACCCTGACTTAAAGCGGGTGGCGCTTCGGGCTATCAAAATATCAAGTATCGACTTTGGGATCACTGACGGAGTTAGAACGCAAAGCAAACAGCTTGAGCTAATGGCTGAAGGTAAAAGCTTTCGCGAAGATTCAAACCATTTAATACAAGATTCTGGCTACGGTCATGCTATCGACGTAGTTGCGTGGTTTAACGGCAAGATTACATGGCAGAACAAGTATTACGGCCCGATCGTGCAAGCGTTTGCATCTGCGGCAAGTGAAGAGGGTACACAGTTAGCTTTCGGTCATCTTTGGCCTAATTTTCAAGACAGCGTTCATATCGAATTAGACGAAAAATATTATTAGAGGTTGGAGTGATGCTTAGCAAAATTTTGAGCTTTCTCGGCGGGGGTGCAAGTAAGACCATCGAAGGCATAGCGACCGAGTGGATCGAGACAGACTTGGAAAAGGCAGAAGCACAATCTTTGATGATTAAGACGCTAGACCCGAACGGGATTATGCGTAGGGAGCTTTCACGTTTCGCGTCTATGGCTTACGGCTTTTACCTAGTGGCAATGGTTGTGCTTTCGCTTTTGCATTCCTTCGACGTTTCGGACGCTAAGCAAACCCTTGAAGCAATTAACGCAATGAAAGAACTCTTCGTTCCAATAACAACGGCGTGGGGCGGGATCGTAGGCGCTTCGTTTGGTGTAAACGGACTAAACGCGAGCAAAGGCCGATAAATTAACATGAATTTTCACGAGCAAATTGACACGGTTGGGCCTGCTTTGACAAAAACGAGCGTTGGTATTGGTAGTACAACGTCCATTTTCGGATTCAATGGTTGGGTTGAGCAAAACGCGGTTGTTATCGGCGTTTGCTTAACTTTGATATTTGGCGTGATTGGCGTATTTATCCAGTATAAGAATTATCGACTAAACAAGCGTCGCATTGAAGCAATGGAGCGACAAGCAAATAAAGGGCGTGAAGAATGTCGGTAGATATGACAACACAATCTCTGCTAGTAAAGCAGAATTGGAGTAAGACTGGCAATTCTTATGTAGGGGATAATCCTGCGGGAGACAATCCCGGAGGCGACCTATTTGTACCGTTTTTGAATTATAACTTCACAGGTACAAATGGCGATACAAATACAACAGAGTTTGCTAGCTCCGCTTCATCAAAGCGTTTTTACTCTACGGAACAGGCACTATCTCCTCAAACGTCTTCATTAAAGTTTGATGTAATTGCAGGAGAAGGTGGATTTGGTGGGCGATTAAATACGCCATCTCTACCAGTAATTGCCGAAGGTGATCGCTTGTGGGTACGAACTTATCAGTATCTACCTGCGGATTTTTGCGCGGGCTATGTAAGTGGCAGCGGTGGATATGGTTCAACCAAATGGCTGAGGTTGCAGTGGGGCGCGCCGGTCCGCGACCCTGCTTACTCAAGATTTACACTACAACTAAGCAACTTTTCTAGTGATGCTTGCAGTGTTGGCCCCACCTTGAAAAGTGTCTCGTTAGAGTCTTTCGGTGGTGGCAGTCTTGGCAACTTCCCTTCGGAGCTAACTGTTCCATTAGGCGCATGGTTTGCACTTCAGTTTGAGATATATTTTCACCCTACTAACGGTTATGTGCGCGGGTGGATAGATGACACTTACGCAGGCCAGATTGACATCAACACTATACCTGATGGACTACCGTATGGCTTTGAGAATATCGTGTTTGGGGATTATTGGAACGGCACACCGCACCAAAACACAGAGATATTCACGCAAGATATTATAGCGACAGTGAACCAACCCTCAACCGTAGACTCCGGCGGTAGGGCTTACATCTCGCCAACAACGAGGAGCGAGGATTTATAATGGCACTATCAGTAATAGAAACACAAAATAGTACTAATCTTACTTTCCCTGCCTTATCTAGCGTACAAGACGGAGACTTAATTCTGGTGACAGTTGGCGATGACAGCCAAGCTCCCGTGATAGCGTACAATCCGCCCGCAGGGTTTACTGAGCTAGGTTACTTAAACCACAGCTTAGCAACAATAGATCAGGCAACTTACGTAAAGACAGCTAGTTCCGAGTCGGGTGGGTACTCGTTTCAAGGGCCAACAGTCGGTAATGCAACTCTTTTGGTTATCCGGGGCGCAGGTACGCTCACAGCAGCGTCTTTCACGCCTTTAGAAGCAAATGCTACTACTACCACGACAAACCAAGTTAATGCTTCTTCTGGCGATATGGTCGTTGCGAGCTTTATAAACGATGGTGCGGTAACTGTAGCAACGCCACCAACAGGAATGACGCTTGCCGAAACACACACAGGGCCAAGCTCTCTTGCAGTGGCTTACTATGAAGTTCTTGCGTCTGCTGATGCTACTTATGATGCAAGCATCACATGGTCAGCTTCTGAGCAAGGCATAGGCTCTGCGATACTTATTTCAGAGGCATCAGGCCCCGCAGGTCTAACAATCGACTCCACAGACAGCACCATGCAACGTGTTAGCAACTTTGGGCTAACATGCTCAGGAGCTACTACAGCGCCCACCACAGGCAATACAACGCTTACTAATGGTAACGATACTCTAACGCCTGCAAGCGTGACAGGGAGTGACCCTTATACGCTTACGTTTGCTGTTGGTGATCTAACTAAGCAAGTTGATGCCACAGGCTACGATTGGACTTTGAAGATTACACCATGAGTATAAACATGACAGGTCAGACCTTGCTAGTGAAGCAAGGCTGGCCGAGGGATGGCTCAGGTCAATACGTTGGGAGTAATCCTAATACTAGCGACACAAGTGGCGGTACTCCTGCTCTGGCTTGGTCTGCTCCTAGTGGCCTAGTAGAAGGTGAGACGTTAACTATAACAACGGACGGTACTAATCCTTTTGGTACTACTGGGCCTAACTTCATCTTACTGATCGACACATATAACGCGCAAGGTACGTATGTATCCGCTGTAGATGATATGGAGGTCGGTACAGGCGTTACTTTAGATACTTTTGCCTACGGGTCAGGGTTTGAGCTTGAGAATACAGACAAGCTAGGCCCAGCGATTAAGATGGGTTGTGGTGGCACGTTTGCACAAGCACAGAATGGCTTAACTGCACCTAATAGGATTTGGCTAGATTTCCCTGCACATCCTCGCATGTTTGAGAGTCGGGCTACGTATTGGTCTGCTACTAACCAAGCTAATGCGGCATCTGCTTTAGATTCTAATTGCACATGGCAGCTTAAAAACGTATGGAAACTAGCAGACAGATCATATAGCGGAGAGGATACAGACTTCTTTATTACGGGCGAGGGCTACAACTTTAATAACGGCTCTCTTGCGTTTAAGGCAGGTTCTCCTGTTGTTTCGTCTAACACTGTATCAACTATTTATTTTGGTGGTAATAAAACGAACAATACAAACGACACGTACCAAAGACCGTTTACCGATCCGTTCTTCCACGAGGCGCTTAGCGACCAGAAGAATTACGACGGAACTACAGCAAACAATGTTGTCGAATACCGTAGCACTAGGGCAGGTGTTGGAGTAGTTAATCAGACAACTAGAACCGACCTTGTACTTGCAGACTCAAATGGCCCGACACGAGTTATAAACAGTCTATCGTATCCCGGCTTTATCTCAGGATTCTCCGTTGACGAGAATGCTAACTTCCATGAAGCTGATTTATATTTTGCTAATGGTGAAGGGGCTGCTTGTCGGGCTGTAATCTCTGATCATTCTGATTATTTTCAATCAACTAAATACGCAGCAATGAAGCCGCTTTCTTGGGGGAATACTTCGCTTAGCTTTAAGTTTAGATCGGGAATTTTCCAAGGGAATCTTTCAGGGTGTTACGTGAACATCATTGGAATTGACAACACTCAGATAGGGAGCATTGCGCTATGAGCCAGTATTTTATAGACAATTTTCAAACTGCCGACCTATCAGATTTTGAGCAAATCAGCGATAGTAATGCTCATACAATTACAGCAGGTACGTTTGACTCCAAAGATTGCTTAGTAATAAGTAAAAATTACGGCGATGCTTTTTCTTTAGCATACACACCCGCAGGGACAGCAGCAGATTATGAAATATGTGCGCTGATACGCATAACTGTAAGGGATGGTGCTGAAAGACTTGGGCCGGCAGGTAACTTAGTAACGGGGTCGGTTGACGCTTACTTAGGTGCATCTATAAATGATGCTGTAGGATTCTGCCGATTAGATTCAGGTGTTAGGTCGCTACGAACTGCAAACTATGCTGTTAGGCATGACCCTACCTTAAAGTGGGTATGGTACAGACTGCGCAAATCAGGCTCAGATTTTAAAGTTAGATTTTGGGCTGAGGGAGACACAGAACCAACAACATGGTCGATCGAAACAAGCGATAGCGGTACGTTACTAACCACAGGCAAGCTTGGTTTGGCGGCTGTTACTACAGACTCAAACGATTACGTGGCAGCTCTTGGTATCGGTACTAATGGCGACACAGCACCCACAGAAGCGGTGGCAACATCAGAAACAGCCACAACGGGTAACATACCGCTAGTAATACAAGCAGGCTACACAAAGGTTGACCTAGTTAACCCTGTTACGACTAACGCATCACTACTGTTTGGATATACAGGTGATGCCCCCGTAACTGGTGATGATCTAGAGTATGACGTAACAAGTGTACTTGATTCAGGTGTAGCCTTTGATGTTGCAGCAGATGGTGTATGGACTATTACAGAAGCGAGCGAAGGTGATTGGACGACTAATATCACTGTAGATCGCAGAGTCGTACAAGCAGAGGGCGACATAGGAACTACAGCAACAATGACGTTTGATGCAAGTACGGGAGAAGCCGCAACAGGGGGTGTTGTTTTCAACATGGTCTCAAATATTACTAGAAGCATGGTGAGCTAAATGCCCGCAGGTAGACCTACAGTAATGACAGTCGAAACAGTCAACAAATTAGAAGAGGCGTTTATGCTTGGCTGTACAGATGAAGAGGCTTGTTTTGCCGCAAACATATCTAAGCAAACCCTTTATAACTATCAAGACAAAAACCCTGAATTTATTGACCGAAAAGAAACGCTCAAAAGCCGACCTGTTTATTTAGCTAAGAAGGTCGTTATAGACGCGCTCATAGATAACGACGTTCTAACAGCTCACAAGGTTATAGAGCGTAAAGAAGGCACAAAAGCAAAGCATGAGCTTACGGGCGCAGGCGGTAGTGATTTAAAGTGGATAGTGGAGATCGTAGACTAATGAAACTAACAAACGAAAAGACAGCGCAGATCAACGGCGAGTACAGTTACAAGGTGTATATGAGCAGTGGTTCGGCTAAGTTGCAAATGCGTGACGGTAACGAGTCGTGGACTGATATTCCTGATACATCTGTAACATCATCAACGGGCAAGATAATTAAGTTCGCCGGAGAGCTTAAAGCGGTATTAACTGGCGATGCGGTGGTGTATCTAAAAGAGGTTAGTTAATGCCTAAAATGCGTATCCCGCGCAAGCTTGCAATGTTTGCGCAGAAGCCTAAGCGCTTTAAAATTGCGATAGGTGGAAGGGGTAGCGGTAAGAGCATGACGATAGCCGACCTTTGCCTTATGGACGCGCAGACCAAAGGCATAAAAACAGGTTGCTTTCGAGAGTTCCAAAACTCAATTGAAGATTCTGTTCATAGCCTATTATCAACAGAGGTTGAGCGGTTAGAGCTGCAAGGGTTCGACTGTCAACAAAGCAAGATTCTTTACAATGGCGAAGAGGTGTTTAAGTTTCGCGGTCTAGCTCGCAATGTCGAGGGCGTTAAGTCGATGCACGGCTTCAACCGCTTTTGGATTGAAGAAGGAGCAACAATAAGCTTCGACTCTTTAAAAGCATTAACGCCAACGCTCAGAGAAGAAAACTCCGAAATTTGGATTAGCGCAAACCCTCGTTCTAGTGCTGACCCTTTCAGCCAAAGATTCATCAAGCCGTTTGAGAAAGAGCTATTAAAGAACGGCTACTATGAAGATGATCTGCATTTAATTGTATGGATTAACTACAACGACAACTCGTTATTCCCTGATGTGCTTGAGCAAGAGCGCGCATATGACGAACAAAACCTTTCTAAAGCTCTCTATAACCATATCTGGCTAGGGCATTTTTATGACGAAGTTGAAAATTCCATCATTCCCGTTGACTGGTTTGATGCGGCTATTGATGCCCATACGAAACTTGGTTTTAAAGGCGAAGGTGCTGTTGTTGCGGCATTCGATCCGTCTGACGAGGGCGCTGACTCTAAAGGGTTTGTTGTAAGGCATGGCTCAATCATAAAAGACGTTGCGGAGCTTGCAACGGGCGATGCAGCAGACGGTATTGATTGGGCGCTAGATAGAGCTATGTCGAGCGGTGCAGACTGGTTTACGTGGGATTGTGACGGCTTAGGTGTAGCGCTCAAGAGAGAGGTTGAGAAGGGCTTACAAGGCAAGAAGATTGATTACTCTATGTTCAAGGGTAGCCAAGAGCCTGAGCACCCTAACGAAGCTTATGAGCCGAGCGATGCAAACGACAAAGCTAAGAAGAAAACCAACAAGGAAACCTTCTTAAATCGCCGCGCACAGTATTACTGGAAGCTGCGAGATCGCTTCTTCAACACCTATAAAGCCGTTGTAAAGGGTGAATATATAAACCCTGACGATATGATAAGCCTAGACCCTAGCATTGACTGCCTCGACCAATTGCGTGCAGAAGTTTGTCGCATACCACTTAAGCGCAACAATAACGGCAAAATTCAAATTATGAGCAAATTAGAGATGAGCAAAAAGCCTTACGAGCTACCTAGCCCGAACATGGCTGACGCGCTAATGATGAGCTGTTTTACTCCACAGATAGACGTTAAACCGATAAGCATAGATTTCGAGGGTTGGTAATGAATTACGACAACATTCAAGACGTTTTGGAAGCCCTCAAATCTTCGCAAGACGCAGACCATGACAGACGCGAAAAAATCAGAGAGATACAAGACTTTTTGAACGCGCCGGATGGACAGTGGGAGCCAGAGATATACAGCCGCTTTGATGGCAAACCTCGATATACATTTGATATGTGCGCGCCAGTTGTCGAGCAGATATGGGGCGAAATGGCTCAAAATGATTTTGATATTCGCGTCAGACCTTTGGGCGGTGAAGCAAGCAAGGAAACGGCTAAATTATTCGATGGGCTTATTCGCAATATTGAAGCGCTTAGTGATGCTTCGAGCGTTTATGCCTCGGCGGGTAAAAAGGGCATAAAGTACGGCTTCGGCGCATGGCGAATCATGCAGGAGTGGGCCGATGTTGATGCGTTTGATCAAGATTTGTTTATCAAAGAGATTCAAAACTCAGTAGATAGGCTTTGGTTTGACGCTGCGGCAACACAGCAAGATATGAGCGATGCAGGCTTTTGCTTTATTTTAGATAGCATGAGCCTTTACAGCTATAAGCGCAGATGGAAAAACGGCTCGGCGGTGTCTGTCGGCACAGACGCAACGCATGGCACTTACTCACATAAGGCTGAGAAAGTAATTGTCGGTGAGTTTATTTATAAGAAGCCGATAGTTAAAACTATTTGCTTAATGTCGGACGGCTCTGTCTTGTCTGCTGATGATGCAGAGAAGGCAAGCTTAAGCGGCTTAACGATTGAGAGAACTAGGGGCAGAAAAACATACAAAGTCTGTTCACGCTTTTTCGATGGTAAAGAATGGTTAAGTGAATCGGTCGAAACTGTGTTTGATCATCTGCCTGTTGTGCCTGTTTATCCTAATTTTGAGGTAAACGAGGAAAAGGTCGTATATCGCGGTGCGGTAGAGCGCTTAATGGATGCTCAGCGCGTTTATAACTACACG